TTTGGTTACAGATACTTACTCACAGGCTTATAGAATTAGCGGAGCAGGGGAAATATTAGAAACATTCGGATAATTGACTAAATTTGTAATATGGCAGCAGTAATTGGAAATAATGTAATGCTTTATTGGCATAGAACAGATGTAGACCCAGCAGAAGATGTTGCGTTTGCTTGTAGTACAACTTGTACTTTCAATGTAAGCGTAGATCAAAAAGAGGTAACAAGCCAAACAAGTGCTTGGTTTCGTGAGTATAAAAACGATGTGGCGACTTGGAATGTTTCTTGTGATGGTTTAATTACTTTGACTGGCTTTTCTTACTTGTTTATGTTAGATAAGCAGTTGGCAAGAGAGCCAATAGAGATTAAGTTCGTAGTGGATAATGGAGTTGATGGATTAGTAGTTATAGCTGGAACTTGTAATATATCAAGTTTAGCAATAAACGCTCCTCAAAAGGATGTCGCTACTTACAATATTAGCCTACAAGGTACAGGAGCATACAATACAACAGGAACAAGCGTAAGTCCAGAAGGAATTATCATAGTAGGTGCAAATCCTGTTTTAACAAAAGGTTACACGGCTGCTGGTGGGGAGACATCAATTACTTTTGCTGATACAGTTGGTTACACTTGTTTATACGTTTCAAGAGGTGGTATTGATGTTCAAGGCATAATTACAAGCGGAGTTCCAATTGATGAACAAGTTAAGTTTGTATCAAGTACTGGTGTGTTAACATTTAGCAGAGCATTAGGAAGTGGAGAATTTGTAAGGGCATTATTCCAATAAAAATAATAGTATGAGCAATCAAATAGTAATATCAAGCGGAGCAAAAGTAAGGGCATTAGAAGGAGTTTTAACAGGTACTGCTGGTATCGTTAACGCATTAGCTATAAACGTTGCAAATGGTATTCCTCAATTAGATGGTAGTGGTAAGATATTAGTATCTCAATTGCCTAACTCTGTAATGGAGTACAAGGGAAGTTGGAATGCTGCAACAAATACTCCAACTTTAGTAAACGGAACAGGAAACGCTGGTGATGTTTATTTATGTGAGGTAGCTGGTACAGTTAACTTTGGTGCTGGTCCAATTACTTTTGCGGTTGGAGATCAAGTAATTTATTCTGGTTCTATATGGCAAAGAGCAAGTGGTGCAACAGGAACAGTTACAAGCGTGGCGGTTACAGAAAGTGGGGATGCTTTAACAATTACAGGAAGCCCAATTACTACAAACGGAACTATAAATATAGGCTTTGCAGGAAATAGTGGTCAATATGTAAACGGAGCTGGAGGTTTAACTACATTTCCTTCTTTAACAGGTTTTGTTCCTTACACAGGAGCGACTGCTAACGTTGACTTAGGAACATTTAATTTGACTGCTGATGTTATTACAGGTGCAACAGGTTCTTTTGCATCAAGCGGTGGTAGTGATACTTTTGCTATTAATCATTCAAGTGGTAGCGGAATAGCTTTAAACATAACAAAAGGTGGCAATGGCGAAGGTTTATATATAAACAAAACAAGTGGTAGTGGTAACGCTGCTACTATAATAGGTACATTAAACGCAACTACTTTAGTAAAAAGCGGAGGTACATCAAGCCAATTCTTAAAGGCAGATGGTTCTGTTGATTCTAATTCTTATATTACTTTATCATCTTTAAGTGCGACAAGTCCTATATTTTATAATAGTACAACAGGTGTAATAAGCTCACAAGCAGCAAGTGCTACATTACAAGGTTTTGTTACAACATCAAGTCAAACAATAGCAGGAGTAAAAACATTTTCTAATGGTATTGTTATGGATAATGGTTCAAGTGGTGTTCCATTAGAATTTAAACAATATGCAAGTTCAGGATATTCAGGTACTGGTTATACTTCATTATTTGCTTTAAATAATAGTTTATGTATAAATTTTGGTAATCCTTCTGGTTTTATTATTTTAAATACTACAACATTAACATCTAATAGAACATTTACTTTTCAAAATGCTTCAGGTACTTTAGCATTGACAAGTGATTTAGGTGCTTACCTACCTTTAACTGGCGGTACGCTTACTGGTGCTTTAAGTGGTACAAGTGGAACGTTTAGTGGTAATGTAACTTCAGATAGTTTAAATATAACATCTGCAAGTACTTCACCTGTTGGGTTAACAATTACAGGAGCTGATGAAACTTTTGTAAAATTTATAGGTCCAGCTGGAGTTAAAAATTGGGGATTTATAACAACTAATTTAGGAACAAGTGACTTTGGTATTTATCAAAGTACTTCTGCTGGAGGCGACCCTTTTAGTGCTGGTACACCTAAATTATATTTTAGCGGTACTGGTGCTGCTACATTCTCAAGTAGTGTAACGGCAGGAGGCTCTTTAATAGCAAATACAGGAACAGGTGCAACTTTTAGAGCAAGTTTTGATTCAAATAATATTTTAGAAGTTAGCAACTATTCTGCAACAAGTGGTTATCAAGGATTGCAAATAATAGGTAGTCCTATTAAATTTTATACAGGTACGGCAGGAGCAGGTAGTGCTTCATTGGCTTTAACTATCACAAGCGGTGGTAACGTTGGAATCGGAACGAGTTCGCCTCAAGGAAATTTAGAAGTAGTTGGGTTAACTTATTTTACTCGTTCAAGTCAAAGTACATTAATAAACCCTAACTACGGGTCTGCTGGTACACATTCTCAAATACAAGTAGTTGGCAATATGGCATTAGCTTTTGCTACTAATGGCGATAACGAACGAATGAGAATCACATCGGGGGGTGATTTGTTATGGAAAAAAACTTCAAGTGCAGCAAGTGGTATAGGTTTTTGGATGCAAAGTTCAAATGGTGATTTATATTCTACTATTGCAAATTCAGTTAATACTTATCACGTTTACGACAACACAAATTCAGTTTATAGATTTTACGTTACAGGTGGTGGTACAATTAATGCATCAAATACAACAATATCAGCAATATCGGATGTAAGACTTAAAGAAAACATTACTGATTTAGAAATTGGTTTAGATGCTATTATGGCTTTAAGACCAAGAAAGTTTGATTGGAAAAAAGAAAGTGGTAATAATGGTAAAAATATTAGAGGATTTATAGCTCAAGAATTTGAAGAGGTATTCCCAGACTTAATTGATGAATCAATAAATCCTGCACCAGAAGGGGAAGAACCATACAAGCAAATTAGACAAGACTTGATTCCAATACTTGTAAAAGCTATGCAGCAGCAACAAGCACAAATAGAGGAACTAAAAGCAATGATTATGGCTAAATAATATTGGTAATTACAACTTTTGGACTATATTTGTAAAAAGCAAATATTATGATAAAGTCAAAACAAATTAGTCTATTTGGAAAAGAGTTCTTAATTTATGAAAATGGTGATTTATTTAATTTAAAAACAAATAAAAAATTAAAATCATTTGACAATGGGGTTGGGTATTTAAGGGTTGGAATATATGTGGGTGATAATAAACACAAACCTGTATATATTCATAGATTATTAGCACAATCTTTTATACCAAACCCAAACAATAAAATTGAAGTAAACCACATTGATGGAAATACAAAAAACAATGATTTATCTAATTTAGAATGGGTTACAAAATCTGAAAATGCATTACACGCATATAAATTAGGATTAAGTAAGCCAAGTCCAAATAAAGGCGAAAAAAACGGAAATGCTATTTTAAACCAAGAAAAGGTAATTAAGATTAGAACAATGTTTAAAAATGGAATAAGACAATGCGAAATAGTAAAAGAATTTGGTATAAATAAGGTTTTAGTTTCAAGCATTGTTAGAAATAAAAGTTGGAAACATATAAAAATATAATAAAATGAGTACAATTTATCAATGGCAAATCAATCAACTTGATACGAAGCCAAAAGAGGGGGAACTTTTAGATGTAGTAGTTTGCGTTCATTGGGTAAGAACCGCTACTAAGTACGTTGGTGCAGAACCAATCGTAGTTTCAGTTTACGGAACAATGGCTTGTCAAACTCCAAGTGAAACAGACTTTACTGCTTATCCGGATTTAACTTATGACCAAGTTTGTTCGTGGCTTGATGCTGGTCTTGATGTTCCAGCTTTAGACCTTAATTTAGATGCTCAAATAGAGAATCAAGTTAATCCACCGATTGTGGTACTTCCCTTACCATTCCAAAATCCGTAATTATATTAACAAATTCCATATCTTTGTTTAAAATTAAAACTATGATACAACTTTCAACAGATCAAATCAAGGAGTTAGAAACTTATTTAATGGAAATCCCAGCAAAGTTTGCTAATCCAATTTTAGGTTATTTAGGCAAAATTGCACAAGAACAAAATCCACCACAAGAATCAACTGAAGCGTAATGGTACATAATAGCAATCAATCGGACTTATTAACTATTGTTAGCGGAACATCCGCATTTATTAGTGTTGTAAATGTGCAACCAGTAGTTAGTCTTATAGCGAGTTTGATTGCTATTGTTTCTGGTTTATTTGCTATTCGTTATTACATTAAGGCAGCTAAAAGATTCAAGTAATGTATAAGAATATTGTAATAGCAATTTTGGTTATTATAGTATTTCTTTTCATTAAGGATAAATCTTCGTACATAGGTCAACCATCGGTTATTATAGATACTGACACAGTTTACCAACAGAAAACTTTTACTAAGTTTATTAAAGGGAAATCTATCCCTTTTGTAGTTTTAGACACAATCTATAATATTGATGAGGTTCACGATACAATTACTATCGTTAAGGACTACAACCAAGCTAAAGTGTATTCCGACACAATACGCATAGACTCTTTAGGATACGCATACATCCAAGATACAA